ATGGAAATCAAATACATCCCGACCGCCAAGGTCGAGGTTGGGGAACGCCTGCGTCCGGTCAACAAAGCCAAGGTTGCCGAGCTGGCTAAGTCGATCGCCGATAGAGGCCAGATCTCGCCGATCGAAGTTGTCGGCCCGAATGCGGCCGGCCAATACGAGCTGATTGTCGGCGCGCACCGCCTCGCGGCTTGCATCAAGGCCGACGTGGCAACCGTACTTGCGGTGATCGTGGACGGCGAGATGGATGAGATCGCCCGCATGATGCGGGAGATCGACGAAAACCTATATCGCTCTGAACTTTCTCCCTACGATTACGCCGTATTCATCAGCAAACGCGCTGAGCTTTGGGAGCAGTTGCACGGCAAAATCCGACGCGGAGGGGGCAAACCCGCAATTGCGGGTTCGGGGTTCACAAAGGAGACGGCCGACAAATTCGGCATCAGCGAAGATCTGATAGAGCGGGCTCGGCGCCGGCTGAAATTAGGTGCTCGCAACCCGGCCATGTGGGAGGCGCTACGCGGCACAAGCATCGCCGAGACGGGCGTGCACCTGGACATGTTTCTAGGGCTGCCAGCGGAGAAGCAGGCGGCCCTGCTGGCCGCTGTGGCGGAGCCAGGGGTGAAATTCACCGAGGCGTATGCCCGTGTGCACGGCGCGCGGCCCCCTGGATCACCGAAGACGCCGCAGCAAGAGGTGGCCGCGCTGGTCAAGCTGTGGAGCGAGACATCGGAAGAGGGACAGGCCCTTTTCCGCCGACATATCCGGGTGAAGCCGACGCGCGCAAACGCGGAGGGCTGATCCATGGCCCGTCGGGAGCAACTCGACCTGCTGAACTGGGCCCCACCACAGCCGGTGGCCCGGTTCGATGACGACAAGGTGCGGGCGGTCAGTGTGGCCGGCCGCATGTGCCGCGCGGTTTCGCAGTCACTGAAAGACAGCGGCGAGGACCGGGCCAGCGTGGCCCGGCGCATGAGCGATTTTCTCGGTGAGGAAGTCTCGAAAAACATGCTCGACGCCTACGCCAGCGAGGCGCGCGAAGAGCACGTGATCAACGTGGTGCGCTTTATTGCGCTGATGCACGCCACGCAGGACCGCCGGCTGCTGGAAATCGTGGCCGAAATGTTCGGCTGGACGGTGATCGAGCGCCGTTACCTTCGGCTGATCGATCTCGCGTCGCTGCAAGAGCAACAAGACGAGTTGCGCCGCCGCGCGGATGCGACCCGCCGCCAAGCCAAGAGCGAGGGGCTTCTATGACGCGCGAAATCGATATTGCAATCGCGGAGCGCCTGCGTCTCGCGGTCAAGCGCGCGGGTGGACGAAAGCGCGTCTCTGCCAAGGCTGGTATCTGCCTGAGCACAGTCAATAACTACCTCCGCCAAGTCACCGGGCCGACATCGAAAAATGCCGCTAAGCTCGCAGCCGCCTGCGACGTCACGCTTGAGTGGCTAATCAACGGAACAGAGGTTGTTGCGCCTCCCGTGGTTGAAGCGGCGCCGACCGATCGGAGCCCGCGCGCCAGGCCGGCGGGCTACGAAATGGTCAAGGCGCTGGTGCAGGCCGCCGCCCCGGTGGTTGAGCGCATCGGCCGGCCAATCCCCGCGGACTGCCCTGCCGAGTTTCTAACGCTCATGGCCGTTGCTGACATGGCCACAGCGTGGCTGCTCGACATCGAGGCGGATGAGGAAAGATCATCGGGGGGCTGCGCCCCATGATGACACAGGAATGGTTCACGGCGGCCGATTTGGCCGCGGAGCGCCTCCCGGACCTTCCTGTGACCGAAAGCGGTGTGGCGCGCATAGCGAAAGCGATGGGCTGGAATTCGCCCGATGCCGAGGGCCGCGCCTGGCGGAAACGCGCGGGGCGGGGCGGCGGCGCGGAATACCATTTCAGCAGCCTGCCGGCCAAGGCGCTGGCGGTCATCGTGCGGAAATATGCCGTGGCAGACACGGTTCCGGCGCCGGTGGCCGATACCGGCGTGCGCGCCTTCGTCACAGCATCGGACCGGAAAAAGGCCGAAGCCACCAGGCGGCTTAACGCGCTGCGCGACGTGGAGTTGCTTGCGCCGCAGCTGGGCATGACGGCCGCGATCAAGCAGGTGGCGGCGACGTATCAATGCGGCGTGGCGACGATCTATAATTGGCGCGGTTCCACGGCCGGAACGGCACGGCACGACGTGGCAGCTGCGCTGGTGCCGCAGCACCAGGGCCGCTCGGCGCGGGCGCCGTGCAGCGATGAGGCCTGGCAGTTTCTGCTGGCGCTGTATCTGCGGCAGAACCGGCCAAACTTTCGCGCCTGCTTCAGCGAGGTTCGCCACAAGGCGCACGCGGAAGGCTGGACGATCCCTTCGGCGAGCTGCCTGGAGCGGCGCATTCAAACCGATGTGCCGGTACCCGTGCGGGTGCTGATGCGCGATGGCGTGGACGCCATGAAGCGGCTGTATCCCTACCAGGAACGCGATCGCAGCATGTTCCACGCGCTGGAAGCGGTAAACGCGGACGGCCACAAATGGGACATGAATATAAAGTGGCCGGACGGCAGTATTGGCCGCCCGATGATGGTCGCTTTTCAGGACCTTTACTCGAACCTGATCCTGAGCTGGCGCGTCGATAAGAGCGAAAACAAGGAAATGGTGCGCCTGGCCTTCGCCGACCTGGTGAAGACCTATGGCATTCCCAAGCATTGCTGGCTGGATAACGGCCGCAGCTTTGCCAGCAAGTGGCTAACCGGCGGCATTCAGAACCGCTTCCGGTTCAAGATCAGGGAAGAGGAGCCGCACGGCATTCTGCCGCTGATCGGCGTGGAAGTGCACTGGACGCTGCCTTACTCCGGCCAGAGCAAGCCGATCGAGCGCGCGTTTGGCGAGTTTGCAGGGAATTACGCCAAGCATCCGCGCTTCGCCGGCGCCGGCGTGGGCAACAGCCCGGTGAACAAGCCGGATAATTACGGCGAAAAGGCCATCGATCTCGACGTTTTCCTGGAAGTGGCGGCCACCTGCATCGCTGAACACAATGCCCGAGAGGGCCGCCGGACCAAGGTTTGCGGCGGAAAACTGTCGTTTCAGCAGGCGTTCAACGCCTCCTACGCCACCTCCACGATCGCCAAGGCGACCGAAGACCACATGCAGCTGCTGCTCCTGGCGGCCGAGGGCGTGAAAATCAGCCCGAAAGACGGCTCGTTCAAGCTGCAGGACAATCGCTACTGGTCGGAAAAACTGCTCGCGCATCGCGGGCAGCCGATCGTGGCGCGGTTTGATCCGCAGGCGCTTCTGGAGGAGGTGCAGGTCTACTCGATCGACGGGAAATTCATCTGCGCGGCCGAGCTGCAGGGCGCGGCTCGGTTCGATGACGCTACGGCGGCGCAGGACCATGCGCGGGCGCGCAACGCCTTCAAGAAGGCGGTGAAGGAACAGGCCGCGGCGCTGGTGCGCATGACGCAGGCCGAGGCCGCGGCGCTCACCCGGACCATAGAAGTGGCCGACCCGCCCGAAACGAAAGTGGTGCGGTTGTTCCGGGGTGCTACGGCGCTGCAGCAGGCGGTGGAAGTATCCGCCGAGCATCGCGCCGAGACTGAGGATCTGTTTGTGCGGCGGATCGCGGCCCGCAGCGCGCAGAGGGACCAGCATCTTCAGCTGGTGGAAGAGGCCGGCGACGACTGAGGGGTCGCCGCCGGTTGGAGTTTCGCAAGTCGTCTTCGCAGTAACAAAGACAAGGGCACGTATCATGAGTGACACAAACGCGGAAAGCGAAATCGAGATGCCGGTGCAGGAGCAGGACCAGCTCCGCGCGGATGTGAGGCGCCTGGCCGAGAAGCGCGCGATCACGCTGACAAAGGTTTGCGACGAAGCCGGGCTTAAATACGGCACATTCACCGCATGGATGGGTGGCAAATACGAGGGCAACAATGCCCGCGTGGCCGCCGAAGTGCGCAAATGGGTGCTGGCGCAGGGCGTGCGCGAGCGGGTGCTTTCCTCGCGCCTGAAGTCGCCGGGTTTCATTCACACGCCGACAGCCGACAAATTCATGGCGGTTCTGGACCATGCCCAGTTTGCACCGGATTTCGTGCTGATCTGCGCCGCGGCCGGCGTGGGCAAAACGAGTGCGATGGAGCGGTATCGCGCCACCCACAGCAACGTTTGGCACGTCACGGCTGAGCCGATGTTCAAGAGCATCCACATGATGATGGATGCCGTGGCCTCCGCCATGGGCATTACCGAAAAATGGAGCGCGGGCACCGTATCACGCACCGTGCAGCGGCATATGCGGGGCAGCGAGGGCCTACTGGCCATTGACGAAGTGCAGCACTTGCCTGTTGCCAGCCTGGACCAGCTGCGCACGCTGTACGATGTGACCGGCGTTGGCGTGGCTTTCCTGGGCAATGAGGCGGTGACCGAGAAGCTGGAAGGCCTCGGCCGGCAGCCGCAATTCGCGCAGCTTTTCAGCCGCCTTGGCATGCGCATGACGGTCAAGAAATCGACGATCGACGATCTCTCCAAGGTGCTCGATGGGTGGGGCATCGAGGGCGCCGAAGTGCGCAAATCGCTGACCGCGATTGGCAGAAAGCCGGGCGCCGTGCGCCTGATGGTGAAGACGTTGCGGCTGGCTTTTCTGCTCGGCGAGGGGGCCGTGACACCGGACACGGTGCGCAGCGCCTACCAGCAGATCAGCAACACGCCGCTGCTTCTCGAATCCGCATAGGAGGGACGTGTCATGTTCGATCTTTCCGATCGGCTGCTGCTGATCGCTGGCGCTCTGGAGCCTTTGTCTAAAACCGGCGGCAGTATGACCGCGCAGGAAGTCGAAATGATCACCGCCGCGCTGCGCGGGTGCGCGGCGGCGGCGCGGCAGCTCACCTTCGATGCCGCGTGGGCGCAGCGGCAGCTCGACGAAATTGTCGACGACGCGGCGCAGCAGGCCCGGCTGGCGGCGCCAGTGCGCGCGCCGGTTCGCCGCCGCCTTCGGGTGATCGAGGGCGGCCGTGCATAGGCGCGGGGAATGCCGGACCTGCAACGGCGCCGGCCTGATCAGGACCACGGAGACGGGCTTTGTGCCCGATATCTGCCCGCTGTGCGCCCGGAAGGCGCGCCAGGCGTGGGAGGCCCGGCAAACCCGCTTGCTGGGGCTGCAAATCAACCGGACGGGCGGCGGTGCCCTGCCACAACAACGCGAGGCTACCAATGGACGGTGATACCGCGGCTGCGGCCGTGCCCGACGATCTGATTGCGACCAGCTACGGGACGTATGTTTCTCGGAAGACGTTGCGGCCGGATGTGCTGCTGCAGGACCAGGTGGTCCACCTGCTTTGCGAGAAAGCGCTCGCCGTTCAGAAAGTGCTGAGCGATTTTCGCGACGCTTCTTTCAGCGACGTTGACGAATTCCTGGCCGTGCTCACCGAGAAGTACGGCGCGAAGGCGCGGCGCACTTCGAACACGACGCTGGAGAGCATCGACGGGCTTTTGCGGGTGGAAGTTTCGACGGGCCACTTTCTGACACTAGGGCCGGAGCTGCAGGCGGCAAAGTCGCTTATCGATGAGTGCCTGATCGCCTGGACGGAAGGCGGTAACGATAACGTTCGAGCCCTGGTCAATGACGCTTTCGACGTGGGCACAGAAGGCTCGGTGCGGGTGGACCGCATCCTGGCGTTGCGCCGGGTGTCGATCGAGGACGCCACCTGGAAGCGCGCCATGGAGGCGATTTCCGATGCCGTGAAGGTGACCCGCAGCAAGCGGTATATCCGCTTCCACGCGCGGCCGAATTTGGACGCGAAATGGCAGCAAATCACGCTTGACCTGGCGCGCGTAGGATGAGCCGCCGCCCAGCGCCCGACCGCGACCAGCGCGTGATGCGCGCCCGCGAGTTGGCCCAGGAAGGGCTGATTTACGAGGAAATCGCGGCCCGCATGGGCACGACGAAGAGTGCCGTCTGCGCGATCGCCAGGGTGCATCATTTCCCGAAACGCACGCGCGGCCGGCGGGTCGGCTCGCCCGGAAAGGTAGTGCGGTCATGAGCGGCGCTCAGAAGCCGGGCACCGGCCTGAGCGACGACGAACTGCTGGTGGTTCGACAACGGGAGATCGGAACGCGCCTGATCGGCGTGGTGACCGCGATCGGTCAAGGAACCGAGATACTGCCCTGGCCAGGCGGTCTGATGCTGGCGGTATCGCACTTGCTGAAGACGTGGTCCGTGCCCGGCAGAGAGGCAGAGATGCTGATTTCGGCATCTGATTTTCTGGCCGATTGCGCCGCGCAATATCCGGTGGAGAAGCCGCGATGAGCATAACAGCGAAAAGTGCGGTCGAGAGCCTTGCCGCTTGTCTGCTGGGTGAGGCTCGCGGAATTCCTTGGGGCTGCTGGCAACCGGCTGCCTTACAAGGCGCTGGTGCAGTGAAAGCGCCCCAGCCGCCCAAGGCGCTCGACGCCGTCGCCGATCTGGTGCTGGCACCCAAGCCCAAAAGCAAGCCCGCGAAGAAGCGGAAACGGCTGGCGGCGAAGGTTGCGAAGGTGCGCAATGCGACCTCTGGCAATTGATCTGTTCTGCGGCTCGGGCGGCTGGACTGACGGCTTGATCGCCGAAGGTTTCGACGTGATCGGCTTCGATATCGAACGGCACGAATACGGTAAAAGTCGCTATCCCGGCCTCTTGGCTATTCAGGACGTGCGAACGCTGCACGGCTCGCAGTTCCAGAATGCAGCCCTGATCGTCGCGTCGCCACCATGCCAAGCCTACAGTTACAGAGCAATGCCTTGGAAGAAGGCAAAGGCGCTCGGCCCACCAGACAATGCGCTTTTTGAGGCGTGCTTCCGTATTCAACGGGAGGCTTGCGAGGCAGCCGGTCGCCACATCCCGCTGATTGTTGAGAATGTGCGTGGCGCGCAACCTTGGGTGGGACGTGCCCGCTGGAATTTTGGTTCGTTCTATCTTTGGGGCGACGTGCCGGCGCTCATGCCAATCACGTCCAATGGGTTCAAGTCATCCGGTATGAATTGGAGTGACCGAACCAAGAAGGGGCAGGATTTCACTCGTGTGGCTGGCAAGCAGGCGTTGAATGAAATCAAGCGGGCGAACCCAGCCGAAGGACGCAAGGGCGCAGGCGCAGGCGCGGAATGGTTCGACCGCAATCTTTGCCAATTGCCTTCGGCGTCGCTGCGACGCAAGGAGGCAAGTGCCCTGATCGCCAAGATTCCGCTTCCGCTTAGCCGGCATATTGCCGCGACTTTTCGGCCATGATTGGCTTAAAGGGAGTCAAGTATATAAATCCCCAATCGAGGACTGGATAGATCTCGCGATGCAAATCGGATGCGACCCGCTATGAGCGCGACGGCGGCCGACCCGCGGCGTGCGGTGCTGGCGAAGGTGCATATCGCCAAGAAGGAAATGCGCCTGGTCGACGCGGATTACCGCGCGATCCTGCTGCGGGTTACGGGCCAGAATAGCAGCGCGAAATGCAGCGAGCCGCAGCTCGTGCAGCTGCTGGAAGAATTCAAGCGGCTGGGCTGGAAGCCGAAGGGCGCCAGGCCGATCAGCGCGAACCCGCAGGTGCGCATGATCTACGCCATCTGGAAAGATATCCGGCCGCTGCTGGACGGCGTGACTGGCAACGCCGAGCTGCGCGCCTTCGTGCGGCGGCAGACCAAGGGGCCGCTGCATCCGGACGGCGTGGATGCGCCGGAATTCCTGGCGCCCGAAGAAATCAGGCTGGTGATCGAGGGCCTGAAGGGCTGGCGCGCGCGGCTGCGCGCAAATCCGAAAAACACTCAAAAACAGGAGGTTTGATTGACCAAAGCCGAAAAGGTGAAGGCCGTAGTGTCGGACGTCTGTTTCATCGTCCTGCTCTGCACGGTCCTGGTTGTTGGCTGTAAATACTTGGGCAACCACGTTTCGATTACTTGGCACTGAAGGAAATCCGATGAACGAGGAAGCGGTGCGCAACGTGCTCAAGGCCGCGGTGCGCGAGGCGTGGCGGGTGGGCGCGGTAACGAAAAATCCGCGCGATATAGATCGTCAGCGTGCGGAGGTGCTGGAATACGCCGAGCAGCTCGTGATGCCGACGGTGACGGCGGCGATCGAGCAGGCGCGCGAGGAAGGATACGAGGACGGCCGCGCCAGCCTGGCACCGGTGGTGGCGGCGTGAGCCGGCGCCACCCACGGTTCGGGCGGTATCTCGCCTCGATGCCGTCCGCGCTCTTCCTGGCGAGCATTCCAAAGCCCTGCGCCATTTTCATCGACGAGGGCATGCGCCTGGCCGAGAAAACGAGGCCCTATCTGACGAAAAGCGGTGCGCTGAATATCCGACAGGTCTTTCGCAGCCGCGAGAACGACATTTCGCACGTGGTGAGCTTCACCCTCGCCGGGCCGGTCAATGACGCCCTGGCGGACGCGCTGCTCGATGCGCTGCCGCGTGGGTTCAGGATTACGCCGTCACGCACGCCCGCGCCGCCGGCCGCGGCCTGACAATGACGGAGGGGAATATCTCCTCGCGGCCGACGCCGCCCGGCACGCTGGCCGAGCTCGTTGAGCTGATCGGCGAAGAGGCCGTGCTGCGCCTGCTCGAGACGCGCGGCGGGACGGTGATTTATATTCCAGGCGATATGACGCCGACGCGATCGCTGGCGGCCGAGCTGAAGCTGACGGCCGCGCAATGCAAGAAATTGGCGACCTGGCGGCACGTGCGCGATCGCTACCGGGTGCCGCTCTGCCGCGACTGGCGGGCCCAGCTTTACAGGTGGCAGGGCTTTTCCTACAACGAGATCGCCCGGAAACTAGGCATTACCGATCGCGCTGTATTTCGGCTGCTGCGCGACGCGAACATGACGACGCCGCAGATGAGCCTGCCGCTCTAATCTCCAGGAAGCGCTGACACCTACGGCCGTAGGTATTATGCCACCTCTCACGCACCCGTAATTTCCTTGCACCGCGGCGGAATTTTCTCGCCGTTCCCAGGTTCACGGGAGCTTACCGCGTGCCCGCAGATTTTGAGGCCATTGCAGCGATTACGCTGGAGTATGAGCGCAACCTGGCGCCGCTCCGAGGCCAGCCCAGCGAGCATGTAACCATCATCGCGGGATTGACCCGCGAGGAGCAGATTAAAATCCTCCGCACCACGATGTGGTTCGCGGTGGATGGCCCGGCGCTGCCGGCGCCGTTGGCGCTGCTGGTGTTCGATTATGCGGTGCTCGATGGCTTTATTTCGGCGCGCGAGGTGCTGCACGACGCGCTCGGGATCGACGACAAACAAAACCCTTTCACCCTTCTGGTGAGCCACGTGGCGCAGGGCGCGCTGCCGGCGGTGTGCCGCCGTTTCCAGGCGTTGGCTCTGGTGCGCCTGGTGAAGACTGAATTGTGGAAAGCCGCGCCCATCCATTGCGCGGACCGCCTGTGCGGGACGCTGGCCATCGCCAGTGAGTGGATCAGAGGAGAAGCTGTATGAAGTTTAGTTCCGTGGCGGTGCTTGTGGCCGCCTTCGTTGCTTTGACCGCGTGCGCCGGGGCTGTCGGGCCGCTCGTGCCGCTATCGACCGCCTCCGGAGGCGCGGCTGCGGCGGGCACTGCACCCAGCTGGGCGCCCCGCGTTCAGGCGCTGTGGGGTTTTCTAAAGGCCGATGCGGGGGCCTACGAAGTGCTGCACCCCGCCGACAAGGCGGTGATCGACAAGACGGTTTCCGACCTCAACCCGGAAATCGCCGCGCTGAGCAATGACCCAACGCCCACCACGATTGCCACGGCGGTGGCCGATATCACCAACGCGGTGAACGCCCTGCCATCGGGCGTTGTTTCGCCGCACACGCAGCTGCTGCTGAACCTGATTTCTACAGGGCTGCAGCTCGGTAGCGGGTTCCTCGGGTTCAGCGCCGCGCCGGCCCACTGGGCGGCATTGGCCGCGCTGCAGCCGCAGATCGTCGCCAAGTGGGAATTGGCACCGTGAAGCTGTCCGGCGGCTTCCGGGCGGCGTTTCTGGCTTGGGTGCGGCAGCCAACCACCATCCACGGCATTGCCGTTCTGGTGGGTGTGGCGGCGGCGGGGCTGGTGAACCTGGCCAACGGCAACATGACGCAGGCCGCGGTGGTCGGCGCCGTCTATTACGCGATCGTGCACCTGGTGATTAACGACGCCACGGCCAGCGTGCTGGATGTAAAGGCGCCGTCTGACCTCGGGGCAGCGCCGCCGGCGGAATTCCAGGCGGTGGCCGGCGTGGTCACCGGTGCCGTGGACACAGCGCTCGCCGGTTTTCACGGCGCGGCACCTCCTTCCGGATCGAAACAGTAATGCCGCGCGCGGCCGGATGCGTGATGGCCGCGCTGTTGTTGGGGACCGCGCCGTTGGATTTTATGGATCAAGCCCAGGCCTGGGATACGCAATTCACCGAATTGTCGGTGGCGCAGCAGGTGGCGCGCGCCAGGCCGCCGCGCCGGCCATCCTTCCATTTTTGCAAGTGCTGCGGTGAGGAAATCCCGGAGGCGCGCCGCCAGGCGGTCGAGGGATGCCGGTACTGCGTGGACTGCCAGACCGATATCGAGGGCCGCGCCGTATGAAGTCTATTCTCGACTGGGACTGGCAGACGATGGCCGCCTTCGGGACCGTTGTGGTTCTGGTGGTCTCCTCGATCGTCGCAATGATGCGCATGACGCTGATGCGCAGCTTCGTGAGCCACGAGGACCACAAGCAAATGGATACGCGCCTGCGCGGTGTTGAAAGCAGCCTGCTGAAGACCGCCAGCAGGGACGACATGCACGCGCTGGAGGCACGGCTGCGACCCGTGGAAACCGGCGTTGCCGTGGCCAACGCGGAATTGAAGGGCGTGACGGCGAGCGTGCAGCGCACCGAGCACATGGTGGCAATGCTGGTTGATCATCAGATGGGGAAGACCAAGGAATGAGCGCCGACTTCGCCGAGAAGATGGCGGAAGACCGCCGCCTGATCATGCTGCGTGCCCTGCGCGAAATGAGCGGCATGACGCTGAACGAAACCATGCTGAAGATAGCCGTGAAGAATTTCGGCCACCCTGTAGGCCGCGATCTCGTGCGCGGTGACATGGCGTGGCTGGAAGAGCAGCGGCTCGTGCGCCTGGAAAAGATGGCCGTGCAGGACGGCGAATTCTGGGTTGCACACATGACCGAGGATGGCGAGGACGTGGCACTCGGCCGCACCTGGCCGGGCGTGGCGCGGCGGCCGGCCTAAGTGGCACATCGGCCTTCGACCGTGGATCAGCTGCCGCAGGAAATCCGTGAGGAAATCGGGCATCTGCGCATGAGCGGCTGCACGATCGATCAGATCCTGACAACGCTGCGCGCCATGACACCGAACGCGCCCAGTCGGAGCGCGCTCGGCCGGCACATGCTGAAGCTGGATATGCTCGGCGAGAAAATGCGCCGCAGCCGGGATATGGCGGTGGCGCTTGCCAGCCAGCTCGGCGATGCGCCGGAAAGCCAGACCGCGCGGCTGAATATCGAGCTTCTGCATGGCGCGGTAATGGAGCTGTTCCTGAATGCCGCCGAGGGCGACGACGACAATATCGACCCGGTCGGCGCCAGCGCTCTGAAGGGCAATCCCGAGGGCCTGATGATGATGGCCAAGGCCGTGCAGAGCCTCGTTTCAGCGAGCAAGGCCAACCAGGAATTCATCAAGCTGGCCGAGGAGCGCGCGGCACGGAAAGCCCGCACGGAAGCGGCCGAGGCGGTCAGCAAGGTCGTCGCCGGAAAAGGCCTTTCCGGCGAGCTGGTCGACAGCATCAAGGCGGCAATTTTCGGAGTGGCAGCATGAGTGAAGCTTACCTTGAGAAGCCTGTAGCCACGCCGATGCCGGAAGCGACACCGCTGCCAGAAATCGAGCAGCTTCGTTTTCAGCTGCGCGACATTAATGACGCGATGCTCTCGGGCACTTCCGAGGCGTTCCTGTCTCTGCTTACCGGTTGGCCGACCGTCGTTATCACACCGTTTTTTTGGCGGAAAATGCTTCGCGAATATCGCGAGCACTTGGAGGCGCGGCTTGAGGAATTGAGCCGTGGCTGATCTGTTCGGCGGCGAGGACGGCATTTCGCTTGATGCGCAAATCCGGGAGGTGGAGCGCGAGCTGGCGCAGCGCCGCCATTTCTACGCGAAACAGGTTTCCGCCGGCCGCATGACACAGAAAATGGCGGACCAGCGCATGCGCGACATGGGCGCCGCCGCGGCGACACTGAAGGCGCTGAAGGCGCAACTGGAAAATGGACTGTGACGCGGACGGCCTTGTTGCCTTCGGGGACTTCCTGCGCGGCCTTATCAGTGCCGAGGCGCCGGATGATCGCGTGCTGCGGCACCTGGTGCGCCTCGATGTCAACGAGCTGTGGCGCTTCGCTTTCCACAACCCGCAATTCCTTCGGGTTGAGCTGAATTCCATGCCGGCGGCATAGCACCGCGGCCTGGTGAGCCCGCGCGGGGGCGCCGCGCAAGAGTAGGAGATCAGCGTGAATTACGTTCTTCCCAACATCACGAAGTCGCTCACCATCGTGGCCGGCTTTACGCAGACGGGCATTCCACTGCTGCGGCAAAATGAAGGCTCGGGGGCGCCCACGATCATTGTGTGCGACAGCAGCGGTGCCGCGGTTTCGGCGGATATTTCCGGCACGGTGCAGACGCCCGATGCGAGCCCCGGCAACACCACGTTCTCGGTTTCAGTCGGCGGCACCGCGACGCCGGGCAACTACGTGGTGGGCGTGGACCAGGGCGGCACGATCACGGACGGCTTTATTCTCACGGTGACGCCGCCGGCGAGCGAAACCGACGTGATCGGCAGCCTCTCCGGGCTACCGGCACAAGTGCCGTTCACCGGGTGAAGTAAGCAAAAGAAGCAAAAAGTTTTTTGCTTCTTTTTTTCAAAAAAGAAGTGCGCGGCTCCGCTACGGCGCGGGGCCGCGTCGCCTAACGGAAAAAGGGCCTACAATGCACAGTCGATTGCCCCGTGTCGGAGAGATTTCGGCGAACCTGCACGGCGATGCGGCTGTGCTGCGGGATGTGGCGGCGCAGCTCGAAAAATCGGCCACCTTGTCGAAGGTGCAGGACCGCAGGATCGCGATCCTGCAAGCCTTCCTGCGCGGCGTAAAAGATGCCCACGATGCGTGCTGGTTTGGCATGGGGCTCCAAAGACAGATATTCGAGCTGCTCTTGGACACCACCTTCCTGCTGAATGAAGACAAAAACGGCCAAATAAACGCGGGTTCCGCCCAGCAAAAGCCCGACGATGCGTGAGCGGCGCCCCCTGATCACCACGCGCGCGGCAGCCTGGCTGTGCGGCGCGTTCATTGCGGCGCAACTGCTGCTGGCCGCCAGTCTGCCAGGACTGCCCAAGCCATGAGCGCGCTGCCGGCTGTTTTCTGCACGTATCAGCAAGAGCTGATGTCGAGTGCGGCGCACTACCCGATCACCTTCGTCGAGAAGAGCCGGCGCACCGGCTATTCGTGGGGCGCCGGGGCTATTGCCGTGATGACGGCCGCGGCCAGCCGCGCGGCTGGCGGCATGAATGTTTACTACATGGGCTACGAAAAGGAGATGACACGCGAGTTCATCAACTATTGCGGTGAATGGGCGGGCACCCTGCAAGTGGCGGCCTCGGCCTTCCAGGAACAGTTTTTCAGTGACCCGGATCACCCGGAAAAGCAGCTTATGGCTTTCCGATGCGAGCTGGATAGCGGCTTTGAAATTGTGGCGCTGCCATCGGTGGCGCGGGCACTGCGCGGCAAGCAGGGCCTGGTTATCATTGATGAGGCCGCCTTCATTGATGACCTGGAAGGGGTGCTGAAGGCGGCGATCGCACTACTGATGTGGGGCGGCCGAATACTGGTCATCAGCACGCATAACGGCGAAGAAAACTATTTTAACAAAATCATTCACGAAATTCGCGCCGGCAAAAAACCCTACCATCTGCTGCGCTGCACGCTCGACGACGCGCTGGAACAAGGGCTTTATCAGCGCATTGCAGCGAAGCTAGGGCTTGACCCGTCGCCGGCGGCGCAAGCGGCATGGCGGGCTAAGCTGATCGCACAATACGGCGACAAGGCGGACGAGGAGCTGTTCTGCATCCCATCCGAAGGCGGCGGTGCTGCCCTGCCGCGCGTGCTGATCGAAAAGCGCATGGTGGTGAAGGCGCCGGTGCTGCGCTGGAAATGCAGCGCGGAATTCCTGATCTATCCGCCGCATATCAAGACTGCCGAGGCGTTGGCCTGGTGCGAGAAGAATTTGCTGCCGGAGCTGCTGAAGCTCGATCCCGAATTGGCTTCCGTTTTCGGCGAGGATTTCGGGCGGAAAAAGGATTTGACGGTCTTCGTGCCGGCGCAAATCCAGCGCAACCTGGTGCGCCGCGTGCCCTTCATCGTCGAGCTGCGCAACGTGCCCTTCGATCAACAGCGAGAAATCCTGTTCTACATGGTGGACCGGCTGCCGCGCTTCCGGGCGGGCAAGCTCGATGCCGGCGGCAATGGCAGTTATTTGGCCGAAAAGGCGCTCGAGCGGTACGGCGAGACGCGCATCGAATGCGTAATGCTGAGCGACCCTTGGTACCGCGAGAACATGCCGAAGCTGGTGGCGGCGTTCACGGACGGCACGATCGAGCTGCCGATCGACGCCGAGGTGTTGGAGGATTTCGCGCACCTGGCGTTGGTGCGCGGCGTGGTGCGGGTGCCGGAGCGCACGTTCAATTCCGAGGGCGACGGCCGCCATGGCGACGCCGCGATCGCCGCCGCCATGATGATCGCCGCCAGCCACGCCGACGTCGAATTCTACGAATACCAGGGCCCGGTTGCGCAGAAGACGAAAGCGCAACGGGAGTGGGACGGCGAGGATGACGACGATCGGCGCGGTGAGCACAGCAGCCTCTTCGGCGGGCTGCGCGGCAGCGCCTTCAATCTTTCCGGACGGTCTCTGTGATGCCGACCGTGGCCGAGCCCTTCGAGCGCATCGATCCAGGGGCGGAGCCCGTGGCGGTGGATGCGGCGGAGCGCAGCCTGATGCCGGGCCTGGCGGCGCCGGATTGCTCGACCGTGGATCTGGCGACCGAGCTGCTGCTGAGCAACCTGCTGGCACGGCTGCAGCGCGTGGTGACCGATTTCCCCGGCGACCGCCAATTCCTGCGGGACATGCGCGGCAAACGCGTGGCCGCAATGACCGATGCCCAGCGTGCGCAGGTTATGCGCGTGGCCTGGCGCTACCGCTTTCAGCTGCCGGCCGCGCTGCGGCCGGCGGCTGATCCCGACAAACCCTATCCCAAGGTGACGAAATGAGTGCCGACCCGGTTTACGTTTTCACGGCTCGCTTCAATCCGCTGCGGTGGAAGACGCCGCACAAGCATTTTGAGGATTGGGCAAAGGCAACGCTCGACCATGGCGCCCGGGTGGTGGTGGCTGAGGTGCAGTATGGCGGCGCACCTTTCCTGTGCGCGGACATCCCGCACGTGCAGCATATCGGCTTGCGCGCTGATAGCTGGGCGTGGAGCAAGGAAAACGCGATCATGGAGGCGATCCGGCGCACGCCGCAGGCGCAGAAAATCGTGTGGGAAGACGCCGACGTTTTCCACCGAAATCCAAACTGGGTGTCGGAGACGTCGGCTTATCTGGAGCACTACCGGGTGTTGCAAACCTGGGAAAATGCGATGGACCTGGGGCCGAATGATGAACTGATCGCCCTGCACCGTTCCTTCGCCGATTGTTTCCTGCACGGCAGCAAATTGGCGCCTGGCGGCCCAAGTTTCTGGAAGGCGGATGGCGGCCCCTACGATTACCCGCATAGCGGATTTTCCTGGGGGTGCACGCGCGCCTTCCTGGATTACGTCGGCGGCCTATTCGAGCTCGGCGGCATGGGTTCGGCGGATCACCACATGGCACTGGCGATTGCCGGCCTGGTGGAGAGCAGCTGGCCGGGCGGCACGTCCGCATCATACAAGGCACACCTGCTGCGCTGGCAAGATCGCACACGGCGCTTTGTGAATGGCCGGTTTGCCGCGGTGCCGGGCATGATCGAGCACCGCTTCCACGGCAAAAAGCAGAAGCGCGGCTATCTTTCCCGCTGGGATATGTTCGTGCGCCACGGCTTTGATCCTGACACGGATCTGAAGCGCAATAGCTGGGGCATTCTGGAGTGGGCAGGTAATAAGCCCGAGCTCGAGCGCGAGTGGGATTTGTATCTGCGCTCACGCGCCGAAGACGAGAATTGCTTGTAAACCTGAAGGCGCGATTAAATGGCGGACCCCACTCTTTTCGGAAAATTTCGCGACAGGGTGATCGGCGTTTTCAATACGCCGAGCTCGGCTGCCGCCATGCGCAAGCAGGTTTCCTACGTGGATGCTGCGCAGGCTCGGCCGCCATTCCAGGGGCACCTTGCCTTCGGCATGACGCCGCAGCGGTTGGGCGCAATCCTCCGTGCCGCCGACGAAGGCAACACGATGGATTGGTTCACGCTGGCGGAAGAGATCGAGGAGAATTACCCGCATTACGCCTCCGTGCTGTCCAAGCGCCGCCGGCAGGTCTGCCAACTGCCGATCCGCGTGGAGGCCGCCGGCGACAGCCCAGAGCAGCAGCGTGACGCAAAGCTCGTTGAGGATTGGCTCGATACAGACGTGCTGCAGGACGCGCTGTTCGACATGACAGACGCGATCGGCAAGGGCTTTTCGGTGATGGAAATCCTTTGGGAAACGACGCCGCTGCGCTTCCGCCCGATCGAGCTTATCTACCGGCCGCAGCGCTTTTTTGAAGTGAGCTGGGCCGATGGAAACACGATCTGGCTGCGCAATGCCGGCGCCTACAGCGATCTGCCGGGCAACAAATTCGTGCAGCACCTGCACAAGTCAAAATCGGGCAATATCGTGCGCGCCGGTCTTACGCGCATGGTGGCGTTCCTGTGGATGTATGCGGCCTTCACGGCGCGTGACTGGCAGGTTTTCATCCAGGCTTATGGGTTGCCAATCCGCGTCGGCCGGTACGGACCCGAGGCGAGCGGGACCGATAAAAATACGCTGTGGCGGGCCGTTTCGCAGATTGCGGGTGATATCGCCGCCATTATCCCGAAATCGATGGAAATCGAATTCATCAAGGATACGGATCGCGCGGCCGGCGCCACGCTCTACGAAAAGCGGGCAGACTGGCTGGACCGCTCAGTGAGCAAGCTGGTGCTTGGCGGGACCGCCGGCACCGATGCCATTTCGGGCGGCCATGCCGTGGGCAAGGAGCACCGCAGCGCCGAGCAGGACGTGGAGCGCTTCGACGCGCGGCTGCTTGGCGTGACGATCACGCGCCAGATCGTGCGGCAGATGATCATCTACACCTACGGCGAGCAGCCGACCTATCCGCGCGTGCTTGTGGGCCAGGAAGAGAGCCCGCCGATCAAGGATGTGATCGCGGCGATCGCCGACACCGGCCTACGCGTTAAGGCGTCGCAGCTGCGGGATAAGCTCGATCTGGACGATCCCGAGGACGGTGATGAGACGGTCGGCGGCGTGCCACCTGGTGGGAAGCCGCCGGTTTCGCCAGGGCTTTCCGAGAGCGACCCGCAGAGCAGCCTGCTCGGCCCGCTGCGCGCGCTGGTGGCGCGCCACACGGCCGAGCCTGATCCGCCGGCGGGCAATGACCCAGACCGGCTTGTGGAGGCCCTGACGGTGCGCCTGGCGCGCCAGGCGGCCAATGGATTGGGCGCCATGACTGACCAGGTGCGGGCGCAGGTGGAGGCCGCCAGGGACCTGAAGGACCTGCGGCGCCGGCTGGAAGGACTGAAGCTGGAGAGCGACGAATTCGCCGTGGCGATGGCGCAAGGCATGGCGCTGGCCGAGGTTGTGGGCCAGGCCAGCGTGATGGCGCAGATCGGGCGGCGGCGGCCGTGATAGCGACGGCAGTGATTGTGGTCCTTGCGCCTGGGGCTTTCATCATTCTCCTGCTTTGGCTGGCGGGACGGAGGCCGGCAGCACGCAAGGCAGCGGTCCTATTCGTGCCGCCAAAGACACCGGAGTTTTGTCGGTTCTGCGGCCTCCGCAATGACAGCAACGAAGCGCTTTGGTGCTCCTTCAGAAATCCGGGGTGCTCGGATGGCCGATAGGGGTGACGCCGCGAAGTCTGGCGTCGATGGCGACGTGCTGGATCCCGCGTTCACAAAGTTCGCTCGGCAGAAAATATCAATCCGGGTTTCACGATGGAATGCCGGCTGCCTAAACCCGATGCTGAGGATGACCCTCGCGGACTTAGAAACCCGCGTTCGAGCCATGGGAGACACGATGTCCGCAGAGCAAATGGAGAATTATCGTCGGCTTAGTCTTCAGATCGAAGGCTGCGTGGCCGCGGTGGAGGAAGCGGAGCATCGCATATCAAAAGCGCGGGCGCGGGGCCGCAAATGATTTCGCCAGAGGCGCGCGCGATCGCGCTTGCCAACCGAGCGGCGCCGAAGCCGATCGACCTGGCCGAGCTGCTGAAGGATTGCGAATTCTGTGCCCGCCTGACCTGGTGGGAGCAGGATTTCGTGGACGATCTGCGCGGGCGGATGCTGCTGAATAAAGGCAAATACACGCTCTCCGAAAAGCAGATTGCGGCGCTGCGTTGCATCGAGGCGAAGGTTTATGCTGTAGGATGAGCGACCTTCTGCAGGCCATCAATTTGCCCTTCGCCGAGGCGATCGAGTTTTTCCGCGGGAAGGCCAACGTCAAAACCGAGCGCTGGACGGATGTGTGGAAGGAAGCCCACACGCGGTCCTTCATGGTCGCCGGCGCCGCCAGTGACGACTTGGTGGAGGATTTCCGGAAATCGGTCGACAAGGCGATTAGCGAGGGCACCACGCTCGAGGAGTTCCGCCGCGACTTCGACAAGATCGTCGCGGACCATGGCTGGGAACACACCGGCAGCGCGGCCAGGCGCAGCTCCATAATCTATGAAACCAATCTGAGCATGGCCTATTCCGCCGGCCGCTACACGCAAATGTGCGACCCGGATGTGACGGCCTTCTTCCCCTACTGGCGCTACCGGCACGGCGACAGCGTGCACCCCCGGCCGATGCACCTGGCCTGGGACGGCACTACGCTGCGCTGCGACGACGGGTTTTGGGCCACGCACTACGCGCCGAATGGCTGGAAATGCAGCTGCTGGGTCGAGCCGGTGAGCGAAGGCGACCTGGCGCGCATGGGCAAGACCGGACCGGACAAGGCCCCGGAAATCACCTACCACGATTGGGTGGATAAGACCGGCCAGGTGCACCGCGTTCCGGACGGGATCGACCCTGGCTTCGACTATAATCCGGGCATGGCCTGGAAATCGCCGGTGAAGGCCGACCCGGAAAAAGAGCTCAAATGACCGGCGCGACCCTGACCGCCGCCTTCGAGGATGGGCGCTTCCGCGAGGGCATCGAGAAGCTGCAGATGCTGACCCGCGATTTCAGCCCGCTGCTGAAGACGATCGGCGTCGGAATGGTGAAGAGCACGCAGCACCGATTTCTCGAAGCGAAAGACCCCGAGGGCCGCGCCTGGCACGCGCTGAACCCGGTCTATGCGGAAACTAAGAAAGGCCCCGGCATTCTGCGCAACCGCGCCATGAGCGGCGGCCTGATGGGCAGCATCACCTTCAAGGTAGAGGGAACGGTGCTGCGCGTGGGCAGCAACAAGAAATACGCCGCTATCCATCAATTCGGCGGCGTGATCAGGCCGGTGACCGCCAAGGCGCTGGTGTTCCGCATGGGCGGCAAGCTGGTGCGCGCCGGCAGCGTGAAGATCCCGGCGCGACCTTACCTGGGTTTCGGCAAGGAAGACCAGGTGGTGGCGCTGGAGGCCGTGGACTTCTTCTACTCTCGCGCATTGGCTGTGGCTTCGCTTCGATAGGCGCTTGACCTGGCCCGAGATCGGCGCTGAGTCGCGAGTGTAACGGAGGGTGCAAGCATGCGGGTGCTGACGGCCATGAAGGCGATAAAATGGATCGCTGGCAGCTTTGTCGCGTTGCTAACGATCACTGTCTTTCTGGGATTGGAGGGTTTTCTACCCGATCCGCCGCCGAAGTCGCCGGAGCAACTCGTGGACCGAGCTCAAGCAACAATGCCAACCCCGGTGACTGCAGCTAACCCAGAGCCGGCGCAAACGGAATATATGATCGTGAACGGCGGTCCGGGAGACAGCGCACTGATCTGGGACAGCGCCGAAGCAATGGCGCTGGGTAAAGCGCTGGCCGACAGCGGCGAGCTGAGCGCGCACCCGGAAGAAGGCATCCCTTTGGTCGCTTGTTCCGCCACATCGCTGACATTGGTTGAAGTGCCAGATTTTGTGGCCAGTGATGACGCGCACGAAGTAAGGATTGCCTCTGGGCCGAGCAAGGGTTGCCGCGGTGTCATGAGGCGCTCCGACCTAACCGATCTGCGGTCTGCCATCGCAGCCCACTGAGCCAGCTTACGCGCGCAAGGTCGAGGAAGGTTTTTAAGTTACGAATAAGGCCCGTAAGAGCAGGGTTTGGCGGCTCAAGCGATCTTCGGCGCCCGTGTGGCGCACCCGACCTGGTGCGGCCGTGCGCGGCCCCTATTTCCAACCGACCGGAAGCGGCGCTAGGCTGCGATCCGCACCCCAGATTTAGTGGGGGGTGCCACCTACTGCCGTAGGTATTAACGGCGCACCGCGCGGCCAGCACTCTGCGGCCTGCATGAACCTCCGCGCTATTCATCACCAGCCCTTTCCCGGCACCGTCATGGGCACGGCCCCGGAATGGGTTCAATTGATCCCGGCCGGCACCTTTACCGGTGTCGACGGGCGCGGCCCCTACACACTTAAAAATCCGGCCGCGGTCATTGCTGCCAGCATGCAGGCGGCGGGCGGCCGGATGCCGATCGACGAGAACCACGCCACTGACCTGGCGGGACCGAACGGTGAGCCGAGCCCGGCGAAGGCCTGGATCGTGGCGCTTGAGGCCCGCGCGGACGGCATCTGGGGCCGCGTGGAATGGACCGGTCCCGGCACGCAGCTGATGGCGGACAAGGCCTATAGCGGGATCAGCCCTGTTTTCACGCACGACGAATCCGGAACGGTTCTGCTGCTGAAGCGCGCCGCGCTGACCAACGCGCCGAACCTTTCTCAACTCGCAAAACTCTTTTCCCAACAGGAGACAGGCTTGAACCTAGCAGAACAGCTGCGCGCCGCCCTCGGGCTGCCCGCTACGGCGGATGACGCCGCCATCGTGACGGCGGCGACCGCGGCGCATGCGGCCGTGGCTGCGCACTCACAACAGATCGCGGCGATCGCGACGGCCGCTGGCGTGACGGAGACCGACATCAACGGCGAGCGCCTCGTGACGGTGTTGCAGCGTGCCAACGCCGGCGACAGCGCGCGCATGGCCAGCACGATCGTGGAGCTGCAAACGCAGCTTCAGACGATGGTGGCGCAGACCGGCCGCGAGCGCGCCGAGCGCTTCGTTGACGGGCAGATCGAGGCTGGCAAGCCGATCAAGCCGCTGCGCGACCATTACGTGGCGCGCCATGTGGCTGACCCGGCCGCGGTCGAGAAGGAGCTGAACGCTCTGACGTCGATCAACTCCGGCGGCCTGCCCCCGAACAAGGGAAAAACGCCGGAGCAGATGAGCGACGACGGCGACATGACGGCCGAGGAGATGGCGGTGTGCGAGAAATTCGGCACCGATCCCAAGGCCTACAAAGAGCACAAGGCCAAGATGGCCGCCAAGAAGAAGGGGGTCTGATCCATGGCGCTTTCCGCCGACGCAAAATATATGCGCAACGGGCCGGCCGCGCCCCGGAATGAGTTCGGCTACCCGCCGAGCGCCGGTGCGGTGATCTACCGCAATGCTCTGCTGGCGGTCACCGCGGCGGGAACGCTGCAGCCGATCCAGACGGCCGGCTCAGTGGCGTTCGCGGGCATCGCTGACCAGGCGAGCAATACCCCCGGCCAGCCCGTGGTGGTGACGTTCCTGACGGCGCAGAAGGGCACCTGGGGAATTCCCGTGCCCGGCGCAACGATGGCGAACCTCAATGCGGCCGTTTACGCCACCGATGACAACACCCTCACGCTGGCCGCCGGTAGCAATCTCCTGGTCGGCCATCTCGCGGGCATCGACATGGTGACCGGCCTGACCTTCGTCGAACTTCTGGGGAGCTAAGCCGCTATGGCATTGATTACCGCGGCCCTGTTGGGCTCCATCAACAACAACCTTTCGATGGCCTATAACACCCAGTTCTGGGCCACCAAGACGATCTACAAGCGGTTCGCCTACACGGTGAAAAGCGCCGGGCGCGATGAGATTTATCCGCGCCTGGACATGCTGCCGGGCGTCCGCGAATGGATCGGTTCTCGCCGCGCCAACAGCCTCTCGCAGCAGGTTTTCAACATTCCCAACCGCAAATGGGAAGAAACGATCACGATCGCGCGCGAGGACATCGAGGACGACAAATACGGCATGTATGCGCCCGTCGCGATGCAGATGGGCGAGGATGCCGCGCACGTGCCGGATTTGCTGGTGGCGCAGGCCTTCAAGGCCGGCACAACGCAGCTGGGCTACGACGGCGTGCCGCTGTTCAGCACCGAGCATCAGAACTTCGTGGCGGCCGGCGGCGGCCAGACCGCGGCGTTCTCGAATTACGCGGCCGGCACGGAAGGCAACGAAGGGCCGGGCTGGTATCTGATGGACGAAAGCAAGGTGCTTCGCCCGTTCATCTTCCAGGATCGCATTCCGTTCGAACTGACGGCGCGCTTCAATCCAGAGGACCCCTCGGCCTTCGAGAGCGACGAATTCCTGTGGGGCATCCGCGGCCGTTGCGCCGCCGGCTTCGGGCTGTGGCAGCTGATCTACTACAGCACGCAGGAACTGAACGTGACGAACCTCGAGGCGGCAAACACGGCCATGTCCTCCATCCGCCGGCCGGACGGAACGCCGATGGGCGTGCGTGGCACGACGTTGGTGGTGCCCACCGCGCTGAAGTCGCGCGCGAACAGTCTCTATAAAAACGAGCTGATCGCGAACGACCCCACCAACCCGACGACGCTGGTGGCCAACGAAGTGCAGGGCATGTTCGAGCCAGTGGAATACACATACCTCAACTGATCGCGGTCGGCTGAGGCGTTTGATAAAGCCGGCGGCGGCGACGCCGCCGGCACCTTTGAAGGGTGACGGCGCGAAACCATGCAGGTAATGATCTTCTGCGAGCGGCCCGGCCTGATTTGCGCGGGCCAGCGCCATCCCGAATTCGCCACCTATTTTGCGGCTCGCTTCACCGCGGCCGAGCTCCGCGAATTGATCGCCAACCGCTTTCTGACGGTGTGCGTCGGGCAGCGCCTGGCCGCCGACAAGGTAGACGAATTTCTTTCCAAGAATAACCCGGCCGAAGACCAAGGAACGAGCGCGGAGGCGGCTGAGGGTAAGGCCGTCTCCGCCAACATCGCATTCCTGAATAACGTTCAGGGCGAAATGATGGAAACGGCGGCAAAGCTGCCGGCCCAGACGCCCGCCAAGCGTGTGCCGAAGGCCCGCCGGTAGTGGCCTACGCCGCCGTCACAGACATGGTCAGCCGGTTCGGCACTGATGAATTGATCCGGCTGAGCACGCCGGATGGGCAGGAACTGACCGCGATCGACGAGACGATCGTGAACGCTCGCCTCGGTGATGCTTCCGACATCATTGATAGCTATTTGCGCAAGCGCTACCAGGTGCCCGTGGCGATGACGCCGACGCCGCCGGCGCTGGTGCGGGCCTGCTGCATCATGGCGCGCTACGACCTTTCCATGGGCGGAAACACCGAGCCGCCCGAGCAGACGCGCCTAGCCAACAAGCAGGTGATCGAGTGGCTGGAAAGCATCCGTGACGGCAAGACCGTTCTTTCCGGCCTGATCCCGGCCGGCACAGAAAGCTACGCCATGGTCAGCGTGCGCGGGCAGAACATCACCAACGCGGGCAGCCCAAGCCCGGTGCCGGCGCCGTTTGATGATGGCGGCCTGGCCAATGGCGGATATGGCGGCCCGGGCTTCTACGACAGCGAATACGCGGGTGGCTCGTGAGCGCGCAGCTGCTGAGCACGCTGGCGCAGCCCGGCCCGCTCGGCTGGATGTATTCGGAAATCAAAGGCCGGGTGCAGCAGGTCTTCCCGAGCAATCTCTTCGATTTTTCGATGATGCCGAAAAATCCTGACCGTAAATGGTTCAGCAAATACGCGCGCCGGACGCCTTTTCTGGCGCTCGGCTGGCAGGGTGTGGCGAACGAAGGCGAGGGCGCGAAATTCGGCGGCCGTGCACATTGGACGCTGGCGATGGTGGTGAAAAACTCCGACGTCGAAGCGCGGTATATGGGCGACGCACTGTCGCCGGGTCTTTTCGCGATGGTGCGCGTCGCCACGCTCGCGCTGAACGGCTTTCTGCCAAATCCGCCCAATACCGATTGGTCTGCCGAACGCAGCATCGTGGTGAGCGCGCTCGGAAATCTCTTTGAGGGAGATTGGGGCGACGACGAAATGGCGATCGCCGGCCTCGATCTTCACTGCGTCTATGAAGAGCAGTTGGTGCCTGGCTTGGAGCAGTCGCCGGCCGCCTCGCTGGTGCTCGACTGCGGATGGAAATTTGGCGACGCAACAGTGCTGAACGCCACAATCGGAGGGGCCTGATGGCCGACAAAATCTACGTGCGTCCCGGCGCTGGCCGGACCGTGAAGCTCGGCGTGCACACGCTGATTGGTGAGGGTGTGAAAGGGAAGGCCGCGAATACGCCCGCCCATGGGGTGCGCGTCACGAAGACCACCTACATCACGCGCCGCCTGAAATGTGGCGACCTGGTGCTGGCCACGGTGGCGCCGCCAGAGCATGGCGCTGCCAAGCCGGTTGAAGCCGCCGCAGCTCCGCCAGCGCCGACGGTGAAGGTGCAGGCCACCGAGCCGCCCGCCGCCGCGGTGCCCGCTGCAAAGGCGCCGATCGCCGCCACCACCACCGAAAAGGGGGCTTAATCCATGTCGGGCAGCTTGCTGGGCACAACCGCCCTCACGACGATCGCGTTCAATGACATCCCGAGCGACATCCTCGTGCCGGGTGACTACATCGAGATCGACACAAACCAAACGCAGATCGGTCTGCTGCCATTTCCGGCGCGCGGGCTCGCGATCGGCCAGGGCAACGGCGCCCATACCGCCGTTCCGGACCAAATCTACCAGATTTATTCCGGTGCCCAGGCCACGGTGCTTTTCGGGTCGGGCTCGCCGCTGGCCGATATGTGCAACGCCTGGTGCAGCGCTAACCCCGGCATTCCGCTCGACGCGGTGATGGTCCAGGCCGCAGAAGGCTCGGTTGCCGCCGTGGGCAATATCCTGTTCGGCGGCAGCGCGACGGTTGTCGGATCACAGGCCATCGGCCTCGCTGGCTACGGTGTGACGTTCACGATCGAGCCGACCGACACGCCGGCCGACATGGCGACGAATTTTATTGCAGCTGCCGCCGCGTTGCGTAACACGCCGAGTTTGCCGCTTGTGCTGACAACCAATGGAACGGCCGGCGAGGTGCTTTGCACCTCGCGTGTGGCTGGCGCCGTAGGCAACGAATACGATATCCGCGCCAATCCTGCGCTGGGCGACGTGACGGTGCCGGGTGTGACGATCACGGTAACGCAGCCGACGGGCGGTGAAGGCGTGCCGGGCATCGAGGGCGTGCTGAGCGCGATTACCACTACCTGGTACACGGATATCTTCACCTGCTTCACGGACACGGCCCAGACGCTGGCCGACCTGCAGCCTGTGCTGATCGAGCGCAACAACCCGGTGAACCCGGTGGACAGCGTCGCCTGGATCGCCTGGGAGGGCACGCAGGGCCAGCTCGCTACGCTGGTAGGCGAAGGCGTGAACAGCCAGTTTGTGGTCGCCATGGGTGTCACCAACCCGCCGCAGCCGACCTGGATTTGGTCCGCCAGCATGGCGGCCGTGGCGGCTTTTGCTCTGATGAACGATCCGGCGCGGCAGCTGCAAAGTCTGACACTGCCCGGGGTGATCGCGCCGGCACCGGCCGATCAGATGCAGTTCGAGGAGCAGCAGGCGCTGCTCGCGGCCGGCATCGCGACGTTCGACGTGGCGCCCGACAACAGTGTGACGATCCAGCGCGCGGTAACGACCTACACGGAAAACCCGCTCGGCGTGCCGGACACGAGCTGGCAGGACGTGATGAGCGTGAAGGTCATGTCCCGCATCCGCTACGATTGGGCTGCCTACCGGAAGCTGATCTATCCGCGGAATAAGCTGTCCGACGATAACAGCGTTGCGTCGCAATACGATCAGACGATCGCGACGCCGAAGCGCCTGGCGAACAGCTGGGCGGCGCGCTGCCTGGTCTACGAGAAGGCGGGATGGATCGAAGACGCGGCCAGCCTGGCGCAGCAGGCGGTCTTCATTCGCGACGCCAATAATCGCAACCAGATCGATGCGAGCATTCCGATCAACGTGCTCGGCAACCTGATGGTGATGGCGCAGCAGCTGGTCTTCACGGCCGTCGATTAAGGAGAGTTTTTCCATGGCACAAACCCTCGGCCTTATTTCGCTCGCCTGGCGCGGCCAGCCGCTGCCCATCGAAAAGGGCGGCAAGGTCAAGATCGGCGGCCTGATGCAGAAGAACGTGATCACCGGCCAGCAGGTGGACTACGCCAACGAAATGGAGGCCAGCGAAGTCACGGCCAACATGAAGATGGACAGCACCACGCTCCTGCTCAGCATTTGGGCGCCTGGTGACGGCGAATTGCAGGTGACCTGCGACACCGGTCAGAGCTACGTGTGGCCGGATGCGTTCCTGGCCAACCGCCCGGAATTCACCGCCGGCGACGGCGGCAAGGTGCCCCTGAAATTCAGCGGCGGCATCCCGCTCGAACTCATCTAAAAACCGCCCAAACCCCCGAAGGATTTTTCGATAATGGACAAGGACGTTCTTGTTATTGGCGACGCGTCTCTGCTCGAGGAGCAGAAATCGGACGTCGTCACGCTGGTGGAGGGCGATGCGGAAAATGCGCTGCCCAAGCACGCCAAGCTGAACGACGACGGCACGGTGACCTTGCCGCTCTTCGTGCCGACCAGCATCAAATATCAGGCTGGCGCCGGCGGCGTGGTAAAGGAAGACAGCTTCAGCGAATTCACCATGCGCCGCTTCAACGGTGGTGATATGGAGATCATCCAGAGCGTGAGCAGCTCGAAGTCGGGCTACACCGCGATCGCCATTTCGGCGGGCATTGCCCGCCCCCTGTTCAATGTGCTCGCGAAAAAAATGGACGGCGCCGACCTGCAGGCCGCCAGCGACGTGGTGATTTATTTTTTAAAGAATGGCCCGAGGACTGGCCGGTCATCCTAGCAGGGCTCGGCCGGTTTTATCACTGGCCGCACGCTGATCTGAGGGCGCTGACAGTGCCGGAGGCCGCTTTCTGGCAGAACGCCGCGTCCCGCTATTTGGAGCAGGTCGAGGCGTCGAAAAAGTAACGGGGACTGTATGGCCGCAAGTTTGGTAGCCTCGCTCGTTCTGAAGCTGGAAGACCAGCTCGGCGGCGGCCTGACCAAGCTGACGGACCAGCTCGACAAGCTCCGCAACCTCGGAAAGACGATCGGCCTGCCGGGCCTGGGCGATAAGGCATCGAAGGATGCCATCGAGCTCGCGCGCCAGGTCGGCCAGGTCAGCGAACAGATCTACCGCATGCAGCAAGCCACGCGGGATGGCAGTGCGGCCTTCGAGGCCATGGGGCGCATCGCGCGTGGCGCACTGGCTGGCATCTCGGAGGCGACCGAAGGTGTACGGCGGCACATCAGCACTATCGGCGGCAAGGCGCATGCTTTTGGCGAGGCCGGTTCAAATCTGATCAACAGCGGCATGGGCGCCGCCGTCGAAGGCTTCGCCGTCTACGAGCCGATCAAGAAATATGCCGAGCTCGAGAATATCGTCCGCCACATCGGCATTACGGAAAGCCTCAGCGGCCCGGCGCTGGATGAGCGTATCAAATCCCTGACCGAGTTCTTCCGCGAGGACAGCCTCAAGACGGGTCAGACCTTCGAGAGCATCGCGCAGGGCTACCAGGACCTGACGCAGATGGGCATCAAGGCCGATCTGAATACGATCATCCAGGCGCACTCGCGCGCGGCCACGGCCTACAACACCACCACTGAGGCACTCGGCCCGGCTGTTGGTGCGCTGATCCAGACAATGAAGATACCGGCCGCCGGCTTGGCCGAAGCCATGGCCGCCATGGCGCAGGCCAGCAAGGAAGGCCGGTTCAAGATCGAGGATTTCAGCCGCGAGTTGCCCGGCGTGGCAGCACAGATGGCGCTGCTGGGCATGACAGGTCGCAAGGGCGCCGATATCACCTTCGCCGCACTGGAGACGGTGATGCGCGGCTCCTCGAACCCCAGCAGTGCCGCCACAGGCCTGACCAACGTGCTCGAATATATCCGCACGCCGTTCGCGGATAAGCACTTCGAAAAACAGGGCGTGAATTTGCACGCCATTCTGGAAAATGGTGTGCGCAAGCAGAATGCCGGTACCGGCAGCGTGCTCGATGAGCTGCTCGATTTCCTGGCGAAGCGCACCGAAAAAATGGACCTCGTCAACAAGGCCGAATTCCTCGGAAAGCTGTTCCATAATCAGACCGCCGGCAGTGCCGTGCTGACGTTGATGCAGCAGCGCGAAACCTACGAGGGCATGAAAAAGCAGCTCGACCAGGTCAACCAGGGCGTTGTCGATCGAGACTTCATAAGCGCCTTCAACGCGCCGGCAATCCAGCTACAAGTCATGGGAAACGAGGTGGAGCAAATCTCCACCAGGCTTGGCCAGGCGTTCCTTCCTGTATTGAAAGTAGTGAATTTTGCTCTGCTGGATACGCTCAATTTCCTGAAGTATTGCCAGGACAACTTCCCGAAGACCACGTCAGCGGTGCTTGTCGGCGTTGCAGCTCTGTTGGCGCTCGGCGCGGCGCTGACAGTGCTAGGCGCGGTGCTCCCGCTTTTCACAACCGGCTTCGGCCTGGTGGCATCGGTCTTCGAGAGCGGCGCCGCCGCCGCGGGTCTCTTCTCGATCGCCCTGCGCTTCGTTGCCTTCGCGCTGGCGTCGACGATTGGCCTGCCGGTGCTTGCCGTGGGCGCCGCGATCGCGGTGGTCGTGGGGGTGCTGGGCGCCGTGCTCTACGACATCTATGAGCACTGGAACGAATTCAGCGGCTTTTTCCCGAGAATTTGGGACGGCATTAAGAGCGTCTTCGAAGGTGCGCTCGGCTTTATTATCGGGGTGGTGAGCTTCAATTCGGAGCTTGTATTGCACAGCCTCAAGATGATGGCGGCAGGCTTTGGAGATATATTTGGCGGCGCCTGGGACGTGGTTAAGAAAATATTCGTCGATTTCGGGGCGTGGGTCGACGGGTGGAGCCGCGGCCTTGCCAGCCGCATTCTCGCGGGCATCAAATCGGGTTGGTCCGAACTCATCAGCGGCCTGACTGCGCTGGTCAGTAGCCTCACCAGTACTTTCGATAATTCGATGCTCGGCCGCCTGCTACACCTTAACGACCAGGTGGCGCGTCAAGCCAATGCGCAGGCAGGGCCGCCGCCGGCGGCGAGCCCGGATGCAGCGCCAGGCCGTGGCGCGCCACTTGGCGCGCCGAGCGCCAGCCCGTCGCGCGTCGATATCCACGTGCACACCGAGCCGGGCACTGGCGTTTCCAGGGTGGAAAGCAGCGACCCGAATGTGAGCGTCCGTGCCCCCATTAGCGCGCCGCCACGCGGCGGAACGATGGCCCTGCCATGATCGAAATCGAGGGCCAAACCGACAATTACGCACCCGGCAGTTTCCGCGGCATTCCCTTCTGGATGCCGCAGGCGGATGATGAGACCGGCCGCCGTGCGAAACGCTTTTTCTTCCCTGGCCAGGACACGACGGCGTTCCAGGATCTGGGCGCCTTCGACGGCCCGATAAACGTCACGGGCTTCGTCATTGGAGACGATTTCGTCGACCAGATGGCGCAGCTCAAGGTTGCGTTCCGCACGGCCGGGCCGGGCCTGCTGGTGCACCCGTGGCTTGGTCAAATCAACGTTGTGCTGACCGAGCCTGTGAAGGTGCAGTGGCAGGTCACCGAACAGCGCGTCGCGCGCTTTACTGCAACCTTCGCGCCATATTTCCCGCCGCAGCCACCGGTGGCTGACACGGTCGGCGCCACCAGCGCGGCCGTCGAGGACGTGAACGATGATAGCGGTACGCTGATCGGCGTGGTGCTGGCGCCGGCCACGCTCACCCTGGCTTTGGTGGGTGCAACCGAAGGCGTGTGTGCGGTGCTCGGCACGATCTGGGCCGTGGCCGCTGAGGTGAACGGCACCATCGCCGCGGCCGTGGCGATCGGCGCGGCGGTGCTCGGCACGGTCGAGACCTTCACGCTTGATGACACCTATGCCGGCGCGGTCTACGCGGCGATCGCGGCGCCCTCGGCCGCCATTGTGGTGACGAGTGAAACGCTGCTGCCGGCGGCGATCGGCCCCGGCGACATGGTGCCCGCCAGCACCACGGTGGACCCGCGCGTCACCACCGCAGCCATCCTGGCCGCGCAAGGCCAAATCCTGGGCCTGGCGACGGCGCAGGCCACCGTGCTGCCGTTGGTGCTGGCCGCCGCCGCGATCGCCGTCAGTGACGCGGTGAGCGCCAGCCAGGATATCGTTTTCAGCAGCCAGGACGACGCCACCACCTGGCTGGCCACGCTGACCGCGGCGATCGACGCCACGGCGCTGCTGGCCGAGCAGGTGGCGCCAAGCCAGCCGCTGGCCGCCGGCACCGTATGGCGGGATCTGCAAGCCATGCGCGGCGCGGTGGCGGCCAACATCAACGCGGTGATCGGCAGCCTGCCCGTGGTGCAGGACGTGACGCTGAACAGCGCCATTCCGGTGTGGCTGATCGTGCAGGGGCTCTACGGCGGCACGCCGGGCAACATGCTGGCCGCCTATAACGACATGGTGGCGCGGAACGTGATCGCGAACCCTGGCCTGACCGGGCCCGGCGAAATTGAGGCGCTGGTGGCATGAGCGCCGTCACTGGACCGAACCCGACCAGGCGCGTGACGCTGCTGATCAATGGTAAGCAGCTGAGCAGCTGGACGCGGGTGCGCATCGTGCGTGGCCTGCATGAGATCTGCGGTAGCTTCGAGCTCGAATATATCGACGCCGGGCGAGACGCGGAAACCTCGAACGCCTACCAGACAAACGCTGCGGATTTCGCGCCGCTGGAAGCCGGCGCGCATGTGCAGCTGCTGATCGACGGCGAGGCAGTGCTGGTTGGGTGGATCGATAAGATCAAACTGAAGCAGACCGCCGAGCTGCTACATGCCGGCGCCAGCGGGCGGGATATCTGTGGCGACCTGGTGGACTGCGCGGCGCTGCCGAATGGGCCGGCCGACTTCACCAACATCACCGTGGACGTCTTCACTGAAACGGTTTGCGCGCCGTTCAAGATCGGCGTGCAGGTGCAAACCGACGTGGGCGCGCCGTTTCCGAAACTCTCGGTAACGCCGCACGAAAAAGCCATGCCGAGCATCGAGAAATTCTGCCGGCAGCGCAGCATTCTAGTGGTCAGCGACGGAGTGGCGAACGTGCTGTTGACGACGGCCGGCTCAACCCGCGCGCCGGATCAAATCCAGGTCGGCGTGAATGTCTATGAGGCCGACTACGACCAGGATAACTCGAAAAGATTTTCGGACGTTTTTGTCAAAGGCCAAACCTCTGGCGCGAACGGCAACCACGCCAGCGTGCCCGCGCCGATCACGCCGGCGACGGCGCCTGGTGTGGATGCCCCTGGCGAGGAAGCGGAGGAGGCAGAGGCTTCCGGCATCGTCATGACCGGGCACGCGCAGGATACGCAGATCACCAGGTGGCGGCCGGACGTGCGCATGGTGAAGACGCAATCCGGCAGTTCAACGGTGCAGGAGCAGGCTGAATGGCATGTCAGGGTGGATCGCGGCACCGCCACGAAGACGGCCTACAAGGTGCTCGACTGGCGCGCCGGCACAGCCAACGCGCTGTGGCGGCCGAACCAACTGACGGCGGTGTACGATCCCTTCGCCGAAATCGACTGCGACATGCTGATCGAGCAGGTGGAATATCTCTACAGCGAAAAGGAGGGCGCGGTAACCATGCTGCGCATCGTGCCGCCAGCTGCCTACGAGCGGATTAACGAGAGCTCGCGCCAGCAGTCGCGCCACGGGCAAAAGAGCCGCAAATGATCGTGCGCCGGCCGACCCGAATTATTGCCGCGGCGTTGCGCATCGACGGTGCAATTTTCGCTCTGGCGCCGCCAGCGAGGCACCACGACGTCATGCGTCATTTTCGGCTGCTGCCGAGCCCTGATGAGCAGGGCTTTCTAACCGACCTGGGCACCTACGCGACACGCCATGCCGCTTTAGAAATTGCGCGTAAGGCGCGACAGATGATCCGCTTGGCCACCGCGCCCTCGCACGGGCTATTTTCGGAAGACGTTTGGTGAGCGACCCGCATACGGCCGAGGTGTTTGACCGGCGCACGCACACCACGCGCGGCCTGGTTGTCGCAGTAAACGATGAGGGCTGCGTCCAGACGATGGACGTAAAGACGCATGACGGCGTGGTGCGCCAAGGTGCGGAGGTGCACCAGTTCTGGGGCTTTTCCGCTAATCCTCCCGCGAACGGCGCGGTGGTGGTGATGATCGCCAACGGCGGCGACCCGAGCGACATGATCGCCCTGCCGGCCGCCGTCGCCTTCGCGCGGCTCGGCGGCTTGCAGCCTGGCGAGACCGCTATCTACGGCGTCGACGGCACCCGCGTTCATATCAAGATTGGCGGCATCGTCGAAATCCTGGCCGCCACACAGGTGCTGGTGAATGCGCCGGCGGTGAATATCACCGCGCCTGGCGACGGCTGCTCGATCAACGGCACATTCACCGTCGCCGGCGACACCACCATCACCGGCAGCGTGACGATCAACGGCGACGCGCATATCACCGGAAACCTGCAGGTGGACGGCAATATCAACGCGGACGGCACCGATACTGGCGACACGCCTTAGCTCCCACCTACGGCGGTAGGTATTACGGCCCGCTCGCGCGCGCGCGAACGTGGCGACCGTCAATCACCGCTAACTGGACCCGATGCCGCTCGACATCGCCCTTGCCTATAACCCGGCGATTGCCGGCTGCGACGTGGTCTTCAACGGCACCGATTTCGCCGTCGATACCACGTTCGCGACGCCGGTTTTCATGGCGCTAGGGTGCCAGCGGCGCGCGCATCCTGACGATGCCCTTCCCAGCGCCCGCACGCAGTTTGCCGCGCAGGTTTCGCCCCTCAATCCAGAGCGCGGCTGGGCGGGCGATTTCATTGATCCGCTCGGCGAGCTGACCGGCAGCCGCCAGTGGATACTTCAGGGCATGAAGCATCTGGAGAGCACCCGCGCTCTCGCGATTTCGATCGATACCGAGGCGCTCACACCACTGAGCAAACGCTACGGCATTTCCATCGAAATCGATGTGCAATGGCTGAACAAGAACACGTTGGCGCACCGCTACGTCGTCGGCGGCCAGAAGATTGTGCTGCCGCAGGTCGTGGGCCAGTAAATGCCCTGGCCGATCCTTACGCCGGCCACAATCGCCAGCAACGCGGCGGCGATTTATGAAGGTGTGCCGGCGCTCGAGGGTATCGATGCGCGCACAGCCAATTCGGTGGCCGCCGCGAATACCCGAATTATCGGGCTGACCGCCTACGATCTGTATCTCTATCAGGGCTACATAGCGCAGCAGGTCATGCCGGATACGGCCACCGATTGGCTGTATCGGCATGCCAGCATTTGGGGTGTGCCGCAGCTCCAGCCCACGGCCGCCACAGGCAATGGCGTGGCAACCGGTGCGGCCGGCACGAGCATCCCCCAAGGCACTATGGCCACCGGGCCAACCGGCAATCTCTACATCACCAAGGCCACCGTCGCGATCCCGGCCGGTGGCACCACTGTTTCAGTGCCGCTTTCCTCAGTGCTCGGCGGCACCGCCGGCAACCTGCCCGCCGGCACCACGCTGCGGCTTGTTTCGCCGATCGAGGGCCTGACCGCGCAGACGATCGTGCTGGACAGCAATGGTGCAGCGAATGGCACCAACCTCGAAAGCACTTCGTCCTGGCAGAGCCGCATCCTGATCCGCATCCGGACCGGCGGCCAGGGCGGTGCTGCGACCGATTATGTGCAGTGGGCGCAGGCGGCCGGCGCGGGCTACGTGAACGTGGTGCCCGGCTGGGTAGGCGCCGGCAGCGTGGGCGTGATCATCGCGGCACCAGGCGGCGCGGCTGCCAGCACGCAGCTTGTGGCCGCCGTGCAGAGCTACATCGGCACCTATGGCCAGGCGGCCGGCGTGCGGCCGGTGACGGCGCGGGTGATCGTTCTGGCGGCCACGCTGGTGCCGGTGAACGTCAACGTGCAGCTGATCCCCGACACCAGCGCCAACAGGGCTGCCGTGACGCAGGCGCTGGGGCTTTTCTTCGCGCAATTTGCGAACACCGCGCAGCTGCTCCAGCAGCAGCGGCTGGGCACGGCGCCGATCGTTTATTATTCCCGGCTCAATAGCGCGATCATGAGCGTGACGGGTGAGTTCGCCTGTGAACTGAGTGCGCCGGCCGCCGACATTACGGACCTCACCACGGCGCAATTGCCGGTGCTGGGCACGATCACCTGGGAGACCGGCACGTGAGCCGCACTCCCGCCGTCGTGCTGAGCTGCGTCTTTGCCATTCAGCCGAGTGGCTGGGCACTGCCGAATGCTGCCGACAGCATGTGGGCCAATTTTCTGGCGCCAATGTGCGCGCAATGGAGCGCGCTGGAAGCGCAGGCCGAGCAATTCGGCCCCGAAATCGACCCTCGCACCACTGTTCTGCTGCTTCCGGAATGGCAGGCGCTTATGGGGCCCGACCCGTGCGGGCGGGATCAGCTGCTGCTGTCGCAGAGTGATCAGCAGAGCCTCGTCTACCAGCGTTATACGTCCCGCGGCGGCCAATCGATCGCGTATTACACGGCGCTCGCCGCCAAAATGGGCGTGTCGATATCGGTTCGTGAGGGCACATGGTCCCGCGCCGGCATGATGCGCGCCGGCACGCCGGTGAGCGCCCCGGGAAATCAGTTCAACTGGCAGGTGGCACTGCCGCAGACGCGCCTGGTGCCGTTCCGGTCTGGTGCCTCGCAGGCCGGCAACCCGCTCGGCGCATTCACGCCGAACCTTGTGCAATGCGCGATCGCGATCGCGGCACCCGCGCACACCAACGTCGGCTTCGATTACGTCGCCAGCATCGTCGGCGGCTCGATCGGCCTCGAGGACGGCGACGGATCGATCGCGCTCGAGGGCGGCGACGAAATCATCTTGGAGACCACGTAGAAATGGATCGTATCGGACCCGCGGGCGGCAGTCCCACCGGCGCGCTTAGCAACGGCCAGCAGGGCTTTGTGGATGAAAACCTGGCGGCCGGTCAGGAGGGCACTACAGTCGTTTCCGCGTGGCTCAACGCTCTTCAGGAAAGCCTGATGAACCTGCAGGTCGCAGGCGGCGTCACGGTGCCGAATATCGCCGATTTCACACAGATCACCACGGCGATTATCGGCTTAATCGCAGCCCAATTTGGACTCGCTGTCAGCGGGACCACCTGGTCGAACAGCGCCTGGTCGTTTTCCATTCCGATGCCGGGCGGCACGCCACTGATCGTTCAGGGTTTCCACGCTGGGCTCCAGGCCGGGCAGGAAAGTGTGAGTTGGCCCCTGCCCACCACGCTGGGGATCGTTGGGATCGGCTTTATAGCGGGCTTCGCGACCGACGGTGGTGAAGACGCCTACTCCTACGCCGTTTCGCCGGGCCCGGATAATTCGCACGCCACAATCTATTGCCCGACGACGCAGCCGATAGGCGGAAGTTTCGCGGCCCGCGGGGTGTGCGGTTGCAGCGTCATCGTGATCGGAAGCTAAAATCATGGCGAAATACGCGACATTCGACGGCACGGGTCGGGCGACCGGTTTTTTTGATACGTGGGCCGGAGCAATACCCAGCGGAGCAGTGCCGATCACCAAGGCGCAATTCGCTGCACTCATTGCGGCGCCCGCCACCGCTACCTTGGTGGATGGCGCGCTGGGCACTTATAGCGGCGGCGCGTTCACGCCGTCGCTCGCCCAGCAGGCGAAGCTGGCCATCGCCGCCGGCCTGGCCATCACCAGCACCGGCTCCGCTTCCGCACTGGACGGCACCTACGCGCTGGACACCACCACGATCGGCCTCGCTGCTGACCTGGCCGCGCTGATCGCCGCGAATGGTGGGGCATTTCCCCGCGGAGCTTCCACGTGGAGCTGGCCGGACGCGAGCGGCGCACTGCACGTCTTCACGGCCGCCAGCACCTTCGTGGCCTTCTACCACGCACTGGCCGCCTACCGCCTGGCGCTTTTCGCCGTGATGTGGGGCACCGGCACCTCGCTGCCGGCGGCCACGGCGACGATCCCCTGAGCTGGAAAGGAAATCGCTGATCATGGCGCAGTACGTCCGCACAAACGCTGAAGGCCGCCCGACCGGGTTTTTCAACATTCCCACGGGGGGCAAGGTGCCGGCCAACGCGGTGGAGGTGACCAGCGAGCAATACGCTGAGCTATGGTCGAACCGCTTCAACAGCACCTTTCTCAATGGGAAGGTGACGCTTGGCCCAGCCACCGTCGCAGGCAAGCCGCCAGCTGCTGCGATGCAGGCGCGGCGCGCGCTCGGCGCAGGCCTCACGATATCCAGCACGGCATTCGGCGCTGCGTTGAATGGCACCTATTCGATCGAGGACCGGCGCGTGAGCATCGCAGCCGATCTGGCGACGCTGATCACCGCCGGCGGTTCTTTCCCGAAGGGTGCCCCCAGCTGGGTCTGGCCGGATATCCAAGGGCGCCCGCACGTTTTCACGTCGCCCTCGGTCTTCGTGGCTTTCTATCACGCGCTGGCCGCCTACCGGCTGGTGCTGACCGCGCTGATCGATGGTGCGCCCGGCGAGCTGCCGCCGGCGACGGCCGCGATCCCCTGATGCCAGCAGCCAGCCTACCGCTGAAAGCCGGTGCCAGCCTACAGCTCGGCATGGTGCTTCAGGCCGATGACGGCACGCCGATCGACGTGAGCGCGGCGACGATTTCGTGCGGCTTTCGCGACGGGGTTGGCAACACGTTTCCAAATGGAACCATCACGCTGGCCAGCGGCACAGGCGCGTTTCTGATGAGCGTGCCGCCCTCTGGCACGGCCGAATTCACCCCCGGCGAGATTTTCAGCGACGTGCTGATCCTGCTGCCGAGCGGCACCTTCTTTTCCGACACGTTCATGCTGGCGGTTTCGCCGCCCATTACGGAGCCAAGCTGA